ATTCCTTTAAAAAAGTTCGTGATGTAACGAAAACGACACGTCAAATTTCTATAAGCTCGTATAGCAAAGAAAACGTCATTAAATATCTTCAGAATATTGATAGTTACGAAGATGAACTGCGTGGACTATCACGTTATCTATTCTATCGTTGCCAGCCATATTTTAGATTAATTATGTATAACGCTACAATGTTTGATTTAAATGCAAGATACGTAGTTCCGTCATATGATCCAACTGGTGATAATGATAAGGAAAGTATATTGAAAGATTATTATGATACCTTGGTATGGCTAAATAGAATGTCTTTACAAGGCAACTTTTTGCAGGTTTTAATCAACAATTTTATAGAAGATGTATTTTATGGATGTTGTTGGTTAGATGAAACTGGAATGTTTATTTTAAAAATTCCACCAGAATATTGTAGAATATCAGGCAAATATTTTACTGGCGATTATGCATTTTATGTGGATATGAGCAAATATAAAAAGTTCGAGGATGTACTTGAATTTCTTGGTGATCCATTGTTATCAATGTATAAAGAATACGGTGGTAACAATCAAAAAAAATGGCAACCAATGCCAGATGAATA